TCAGAATAAACATGATGTGATACAGTTCCATTTACATAATCAGCAGTTTTAATTTTCCAAATTACATAAGCATTAACTGCCATTTGATGTGATTCATGCACCATAGGAAAACCTTCTTCATCTAATTCAAAAGATAAATAAGCAATACCTACCTTAGTATCATCAGGAAGTCCAGACAAATTAATATATCCATTATCAATTGACATCTTAAATGTTTTCATTTCAGTACCATCATATCCAAACGCAGTTTGTCTTGATGCATCCATAGAAAACATATTTGTATTATCACCTGCTAAATTTGGAGAAGAATTATTAAAAAATCTAAAATCTCTATTTGTAACTTCAGGATATATATCACCAATTTTTAATGAAATAAATTGATAGAAGTCATGAGGAAGTTTTACCCTTTTATTTTTAACAGTTAGTTCGCATTCATTTCTCTTGAATGTATCATAACTACCTATTAATATTTCAGCTTCGTAAGCCCATTCTATAATGTAATCAATTAAATGATTAACTTCTTTTAGTTGTAAATCCCTTATAACATTGGCTATAATGGTTTTAATCTTTATCTTGTTTCGGTGGCTCATGTTTAATCCATTTATTTTGTGGACATTTAGCAGAGTTTAATCTTGCTTTAATATATAAAAAACAACCACAATCTTTACATCTTGTCAATACAGAATCAAATTGTGGACAATCAGAACAAATACTAATTCTATCATTATATACTTTCTCTTCAGCAAAAAACATAATCATCCTTTATATTGTGGATAGTCAGCACCATATTTAAATATTTTATCCATTAATTTTTTTCGCCATAACTTAGCAAATTTAATTTTATAGTTAATATATTCAATAGGTTTTATCCAGTTTAAATAATAAATAAATCCATCAGTTCTTGATAAATCAATAGTCTTAACAAAAACAACTTTATTATCTTTATCTTTTATATAAGAGTAACTTTTAGGTATAAAATATTCAGGTATTGTTTTCATTATGTTTAATGTTCCAAACCTATATAAATTTACTGTAGCATACTTATCTAAGATATATGTAAAGATAATAAAAAAATATGTTCTTACTATCTTTACAAACTCATCATATTGAATAGCTTTAATCTTATTTTTTTTACACTCCTCATATAATTCATCTTTTATATCAAGATAAACACCAAGAGTTGTATAATGATTATTGCTTATTGTTTTGTATCTTTTCTCCCACCGAGTCATTTCTTTCATCATTAGGTAACTTGATAATATTAAATTCGCTTGTTAAAATTGATTTAACGAGGTCTGGTATCATGAATTCAGGAAATGGGTATTCATCATCCTCTGTTAAACAATCTACTCCACATTCATCTGAAATGCGTGTAGCTGCAAAAGGGTCTTTAAATAATCCTCTAACATTTATAAATTTAATATCCTCATTAATACCATCTGTTACATAAATATAATCTTCTATAATATATGCTTTACGCATTGTACCACTAAATTTTTGATGGTTACTATACATTACTGTTTCAGCATCTTTAATAATTATAGGTGTAATCTTATCAGCTAAACCAACAAATGTTAAACATTTTGATTTAGGTAAATCCATTAATTTAGGTATCTTAACTCTTTTAGCATTAGTACCAAAAACTACTTTAGTGCTATCTGCTGCATCTATAGATTCTAATTTTAATGTACCAAGATCTTGAACTAATTGTTTATCAATTGGTCTTCCATCTTTATAATATTGATATATTAAAGCAGACCTATAATATGTAATCCAGAATCCTACTTGTCTTTCATTTAACCTATCATCATCAGAAGATATACCTCCTCTTAGAATATTGATAATGTTAAATTTTAATTCGTTAAATGTAGCCATAATAGTAAAAAAAAAGGGTAGGCAGAAAGTTCCACCTACCCAAATTTAGAAATTAAATTTGATATTATTCTTGTTCTTTAATTTCATTTGCTTGAATAGTATACGTTTCTTGACCAATTGAAAATAATAACTTTCTTACAGCTATATTTATAATTTCATCATGAGTATGTTCAGGCAAATTTAAAGTTTCATAAGGTTTGTTTGTACCATCAATTACATTAGGTTTTTTCAAATAAGTTAATGTCCATGCTTTAGCATTAGAATCACTTTTAATTAAAAATCCTGTTGGTGTAATAATGTATACAGGAAACTTATTACTTGCTTTGTTAAAAGGGTCATTTGTAACTTTATAGTAATCATCTAATTGAACAGGTTTAATAGACCTTTCTTCAATTTTAATATTATTACATTCATAAATTTCAAAGACACCAACTACTGATAAAGAAAATAAAAAATCTTGTGGAACATAAATCAAAACATCGTTTCCATATTTATAGGAAACTAATGTTCTTAAATCTTCCCTTCTTTTTTCATTTAACTCAAATTCAGAATATCTACTTTTAACAAATTCATTAACAGCCATATTTAGAAAAATGTCTTTTTCCTGTGGTTGAAACCAAGGTAAATCATGCTTATCAAGCAAGACATCAATCCTTTCATGCATCTGAATATAATTCATTATTTTAAGCTATTAATTTCTTTTTTAATTGAAGGAATTAAATCATCATTTGCTTTAAACCATTGTAGAACTTCATCTATGTTCATACCCATTGTAACATCTCTGTATTTCCAAGCACCTGTTCTTTCTACTGTAAAGATACCATTAGTTTTACCTTTAAACGCTAATTGTTTAAATACTCTATTAGGGTCATTCCATGTATCTAAAAACTGTCTTGGATTCTCTTCAGCAATATTATACATTTGAGATTTAATAATTGACTCAAGTACATTAGTAGTATTTATTCCAACTAAACGAGCAAAATCTGCAAGTTTTTCACCACGCAATTCTTTGGCAATTATTAATGCATCTAAGGTAAGTTCTTTTTTATCTATAGAAGTTTCAGCAATTTCTTGTTTATTAACTAATATAATTAAAGGAGAAGGACCTTTAACATAAATTGGATGATCTATTAAATGTTCATACTCTAAAACATCATTTTCATTATTTAAATTTAATGTTTTATGAGAAGTATATTTAATAACTCGGGGATTCCCAAAGGCATCTTTCAATGCCCTTGGTTTTCCTCTTTCATCAGTATAATCACTTAATACAATCATACCTGTTCTTTTTGGATTAGCAAATGTTAATTCTACTTCACCTGTGTATTTTTTTTCTTTTTCCATGTTTATCTTTATCTTAAACTTAAATTACTAATTATGCCAAATATAACATACCACAAGAAAGTGGATTTCTAACTATAATACCTGATTCAGATAAAATTTCACAAGTAAATGAATCACGAGAGTTAGAAGCAATCATTGATTTTTGGTCAAATGGATTTACCATTCCTGGAATATATTTAACAATCATTCCTCTGTCAATTCCACCTGCTCCTTTAACTTTAACCTCAACGTTTGCAACTCCATTAGTTACACCCATGTTCATGAATACCATTCTGTAAGATTCTTTAGTAAATCCAGTTGTAAGATCTTTTACAAAATGTATGTTTGGATCATCAAACAATGGATTATGAACAAGAGTAATTTTATGTCCAAGAGCAACATAAGTAGTATAGTTAGCACCAACAGTTACATTTCTACCTGCTTCAATGTCATAAGCTAAAGATGCACCTGCTTGAATGTGATTAACCATTGCTTTGTGGAAAGCTAATCTACCAGCAGTACCAGTAAATACAACCCATTCATTGTTTTTAACACCTGCTCTTAAAGATAGGTCAGCAATAAATTCAGCAATTTTAGCTTCAGTTAATTGATTAGTAGTTGTGTCGTAAGTTGCAGTATTTGCAGAAGCAATTTGAGCAAGAATACCATCACCTGCAGTTAATTTTTTACCACCTTGGCTTATAGCAGTTGTACCTACACCTGCACCTGAAACAGCTACAGTTGATTTTCCATACCAACGAGATAATTCTAATTGATATAAATACTCTTCCATAACTAAGTTTTGGTCAGTAAAATACCAAAGTCTTTGACCATTGTTTTCAATCCAAGTAATATCAGTTAATGCAGAACCTGAAATTGATTTAGCTTTACGAGTAATAGTAAGGTAATTTACATACCATTCTGGATATACGTGATTTTCAAATCCTTGGGTTGAACTTTCAGGAAACATTGAACCAACTGTACCAAGTTGACTACCTGCTACAATTGTATTAATATTTATACCAGGAGCTGTACCTGCTACAAATTTAAAACCATATGTATAAGTACTTGTAGTTGGAACTGAAGTTACAACAGCAACATGTCCTACTTGAAATTTAACAACATCAAATAAATTTAAATAATTTTCATCTAATGTAAGAGAAAATTCTGTATCAAGTGTTGGAGTTAAATTTGCACCAGTTGTAGTTACTGTAGATGGTTTATTTAATCTTCCAAGAATTGCCCATTTAAAAGCGTTATCACCAATAAGTTCTTCTTTAGCAAATCTACCTGTACCTTCAAGAAAATAAGTTAAAGAGTATTGAGGATATTGTCTAATTAATGCTTTACTAATTTCAGGGTATTTTAATAAGTTAGTTACAAGAGCATTTTGCTCAATTGTATCTTTGCCATATGAACCGTTATAATATTTCATTTTTTTAAAGTTTTATAATTAATAATTTGAATCTAAAAATTTGTTTGGATTAAAACCTCCTGTTTCAGGGTCAGGTATTCTTGTTGACCTACTAACTTCAGGATTTACTAATTTGTCAATTATTTTTGCTTTACCTCTTTCAAAACCATTTGATTTAAATGCTTTTAAAATATTATCTCTATTTTTCCACAACCAAGCAGCTTGTGAAATAGTTTCAGCATTATTAGTTATTTCATCAAAGAACTTTCCCTCTTGAATATAATTATAATGTTCTTCTTTTTGTTTTAAGTTGATTTTTCCACCAAACATATTATCAGTCTTTGACAAATAATCTTTTAGTTCAACTCGTGCAATTTCAGCTTCTTCATCATTCATTGTTGAATCAGTTACTGAAGTGGTATAAGATTGTTTTTCAATCTGTATTGCTTCATCTAAAATTTTACGAATCTTACGGGTTTCTAATTTTAGAGTATTATTTTCAATTAAAGTATCAATAGTATCTTCAATTTCAATATCATCATATCCTTTTGCTTTTAACTCTTCTCGCATTAGATTTTCATCACTTAAATCTTTCCATTGAGAAAACTGTTGAATTTTTTCATTTACAAAACCATTCTTTGCAGCTTCTTGTTGAGATTTAAGTACACTTTTAAAATCATCTAATGTTTCAATATTAGAATAACCTAATTCATTTGCTAACTCTTTCCAAGACTCATTAGAAGTTGTTTCTGCAGTAACTTCATCTAATGTTGTTTCAGTAGTTGTTTCAGTTGAATTTTGAAAATCCCAATCTGAATATTCTTCATTATCAGTTTCAAAAGTATTTTCTACTAATTGAGAATCTGTATTTGTTACATCTTTAGCATTACTTTGTGTAACAGAATCAGTTATTTGATCGTTTACTCCAACAGCATCATCCTCTGTTAAAAAGGAAGATGAGTTAAATTCAGAAACCAAAGCTGAATCATTTGTTATTTCTTTATCATTTACTGGCATATAACATATTTTTTTAACAACAAATATAAATATATTTTATATTATTCTTTTATTTTTTACTTTTTATTTATACTATTTGTGTTCATTATATTTGCTTTTTCAATTATTTGTTCACTTAAAGGTTTTGATTCCATAGGGTTTTGATTTAACACAGCAGATGAATCTGCTTTAAAAGCTTCTTGTGAAAGATTATTAGAAGCTTTTAATATTTGCATTTTCTTATCATGTTCATGTCTAAAATCTGCAGACTCTTGACCACCATCTATTTTCATTTTAGCAACATTCATCATAGCTTCTGCTTCAATTTGTGCTACCTGAATTTTAGTTTGCAATTCAGCTTGTTTCATTTGAGCATCTATCTGTGCTTTTTGTTGTATAGCTTGAGCCTTACCTTGTTCAGCTTGAGCCATAGCTTGTTGTTGTTGTGCTTGTTGTTTCTTAATAACATCAATAGCTTGTTCTAAAATTACTTCAGCATCTTTAGCAGTTTCAGAATTAATAATTTTAATCATGTTTAAAAAATCAATACCACCAGAAGCTAAAGCGTTTTGACCAAGTTGAATCATAGTCTGTTTATCTTTTTGTTCTTTAGTAGTATTTCTTATGAAAATACCATAGTCATCATTTTTAAAATCTTTTGATATTTCAAAAAACTTAGCAGCTGCATCACCAAAAAAGTAATTAATTTTTTTACCTTCTTCCCAACATATCTTCATTAAATCACTTGCATACTGATAACACATTTCAATAGTTCTTGAATGATTAGCCATTAAAGGCATAGTAATTAAAGATGATTGAACAACATTTCTTTCATTAACACCTACTGCATCAGTCTTATTAAAACCTTCTCTTGATCTATTGATACCTGATAAAGTTTCAGCAGTTTGTTCTAACATCATTTTTAAATTCATTAATTGACTTACTGAATTAGATAATGTAAAATCTACTTGTTGAAATTGGTTAAAACCACTACCATGTAATTGACCTTCTTGTTTTGAGTTAATTGGAATAACACCACTATTTTTAGCGTGATAGAATACATCATCTAAAGATAAACCAACAGGCTTTTGAGAAACATCATAAACAACTGCTTTACCACCTGAACGAGCAAGTGCAAGTTCTATATGATACATTACAATGTTATATAATATCTGAACATTTTTTAATGAATCAACAATAGACAATGTAATACCATCAATGTTGTTTTTTATAATACCTATATAAGGTAATTTAGCATTAGCATAATTATCTTCTCTTCTAATTTGATTAGGCATTCTTTTTGCTTTAACAACAATTTCATGACCTATCATTGTAGCTTCCCAAATATCAGTAACAGTTTTCTTTTCTATGTTATCACCCTTTTGGATTTTATAATCATCACCAACCCATTTTCTAAATGGAACATCTGTGTCATGTTTGTTTTCGCTGATTTTAAAGTTTAATGTTCTTAAAGATTTCCAAACACCTGTTACAACTCTTATTCTTAATGGTGTATTAGAATCATCTTTATAATACCATTGGTATGGTTTATTATATCTACTTAAAGAATCATGTCCTTGTGTTCTTAATTCTTCAATTTTTATTACATCATCTTGTGATAGATAATCACTAAACTCATCAATAATTTCATTAACAGATAAAAATCTTTCTTCTGCTACCCATTGACTATCTTGTAATGTTTCACTTTCAGTGTTAATATCATAAATTAAAGACCTTGGGTCAACTCTTCTAATAAATGGGTCTCCATTCTTTACATAAACATTATAGAATCCTTTTGATGTAATACATAAATCATAAAGACCTTGTTTAAATGTATGCTTCAAATGATACTTATAGTTTAAATAGTTTATAGCATGAAATATTTCAACTTCAGATTGTTCTCTAAAATTGTATTTCATAAACTTTTCAATATCTTCAGGAATTTCTTGACCAAATTCTTGACCTTCAAATTCAATACCTGTTACTTTAGATAACTCTTCTCTAAATGGTTTAACTAACTTTTCAGTTAATAAACTATATTTCTTTTCTAACTTTCTACTTATAGCATCTTCATTTATAGCTTCTACAGTATATTCTAATTCATTAGCCATAAATTCACCAACTATTACTTCAATCTTTGGTGCTATAATAGGAAAGTTTACAAGTCTTGCAGGTGAACTTATTCCATAAGTATTAGTAACATACTCAAAAGTTTTAGAGTCAAATACACCATTAAACAATAAATAATTCTCGTAATCTTTTTTTCTTTCACGATTAAATTTAGTTGTATAATTTTGATATGATAATATAGCAAGTATATTTTGCTTACACCAATCTGGTGTTTTTAAATTATCAGGAATGTTTTGTTTTGGAAAATTACCTTCTGAAAGAGACATATATTTTTAATTTGATAATCCAAATGGATTGTTTCTATTTTTTGAATTAACTACTTTGAGTACACCGTTTTCAAATTTATAAGTAGGAAGAAAATAATTATCCTTGATATTTAATTCTTCAGCACTTATGATTTTAATGTTTGCATTATCAGTATCATGTAATAAAGCTATTCCAAATGTTATAGCCATATCTGTATTTTTTATTCCAAAATTAGACAAATCTTCTAACAGTTCTAAAAAATAAATATTTTCTGCATGTTTTTTAATATAGTCATCTATTAAATCAATAACCATATTCTTTTGATAACTCTTCATGTGTACACCAAATCTATTTGATACATTACTCCATGGAGAGTCTGCTGCCTTTGGTCTTTCCTTTAAAAACTTTGATGCCTGGTTATTAATAAAATAATTAAAATAACCATCATCGGTATATTCAACTAATGCTTTTGCATTATAATACGCAAATAATTTTAAATTGTTCTCATACCATTCTTCTTTAGTATATGGTCTATCATAATACATTGCTATTGGTAAATTTGTTTCACCATCAGATATATTATCCCATCTTCTAAATACCATAGCACAACCTTTAGATGCAGAGTTTGGTGCTTCATTATTGTAGTAACTATCTACTGCACCAATATCTAAATTCTGTCTTGACTTATCAGGATGATAAATAACTTTAAATTTTCCATGTGGGTCTAATTCCCACTCTACCTCAAATTTATTTTTATTTTTCCAATGTAGATTACCTGTCTGTACTAATCCTTTAATATATTTATCAGCAAGTATTCTACCAATTTGTGTGTTTATCTTTTCTAAATCAAATGGACTTTTATTGCTTTGCATAAATGCATCTTCAGGAACAAGAGGATATTCTTGTATGTGTAGATAATAAGCAGTCTTATCTTTTGAATTTAGTAATATCTTTCTTCTATCTTTAAAATGATTAACAGCAGATTCTTCATCTGACTTACCTGTTGTCTTATCGAAGAAGCCATATAAAGCTTTTGTAGCAGGTATAAATATTTGATTAAGATTATACTTCTCGCAGTTGTACCACATCTCCATAAAGTCATTAGACTTATTCATAGAGTTAGATGTACCACCAATAATAGGTACTCCATACTGTACTGCTCCATCTTTAAAACAAGCTTCAGAAGACATATATGATCTAACTAAATCTTTAAACTCTCCTGCTTCCTCAAATATCATCATACCAAGTCGTTCACCCCTAAACACTTCAGGGTTATCCATACTTCTATAATGTATAATTGATTTAAGACCTTTCTCTACCCATACACCATTCTCTTTAACCTTATATCCTGACATCATCTTATATTCGTTGTCAATAAGGTCTTTACGTGGTCTTATAGCTTCTGGTAAGTTGTTCCAGGCATTGATAATCTTTTGCCTAAAAGAGTTTACATAAGCAGGTGTAGGTGCACCAACTCCAATCTCATTGTTTCTAAAGAATGTCCATTCGTATAAACATAAGGCAGAATTCATATAAGAGAATCCTTTATCCCTTGCTTTTAATACGATGATACCTTCTCCTTTTTCTTTTGCGTTATATATAGCATCAAAATACTCATGATCTAAATCTCTATACCATGGATTTTGTAACTTCTTCCTATTAGTATTTTCATTTCTTGCAAGTATACTATAGAAGTTTAAATAAAAATAATAAGCACCATTAATATGAACTCCTCCTGATGGTTTATAACCATTAAGGCATCTATCTATCTGTAACTTCCAATAGTTATTATATTCTTTAGAACCTTTTGGATAGTTAGGAATACCTTCTTTTACAACAGGTGAGTATATATTCATATTACTTTTTTAATTTCTTTTTAGATTTTTTTAAAAATGCTTTCATTCTACTCATCTTTTTTTCTTTTGCTTCCATCTTCATTCCTTCTTTCTTCTCGTGCATTCTTTCTTTTGCTGGACTTGAATAGCTTTCTTGCGCCATGCTTCCTTGATATTCTATTTTACCACCACCACTATAAACAGGTAACTTACCACCATACATGTATTTTTTTGGTGATTCATTTTTTAAAGATTTTCCTTTTTCAGCTGCTTCCTGAAATTTTTCTTTACCATATTTCTTTCTTCCTATATATGCAGCTAATCCTTTTGAACCAACTTTTTTTGCTAATTTTTTAAATCCTATATATCCCATGGTTTTTTAATTTAAAAAGTCTTCTATGAATGAGGAATCTCCACCACCCATTACTTTGTTATCTTGTTTCTTTAATATTAATTCTTTAAGCGTTTCTCTTGCCTCTATTAACTTTTCTTGACCAAGCATAACCTTTTGTAGTTCTTGTGCAGTATCGGAGTTTATAGGCATCATATCAATGTAGTTGTTAAACTCTGCAATCTTTTTAGTATATACAATAAACTGCTCATATATTGGGTCGTATTGTAACTTCTTATACTTATCTATTGCATCATTAATCTCCTTACATTCCAACTCCTTTACCTTATTCTTTCCATATAAATCTAAACTTACTTCCTCTTTCCTTTTGCTACTTAACAGTAACCTATATGGAGAGTTGTAATCACAAAATAATACAATCCATTTAATAGCCTTACTCCCTAACTTCTTATTATCATAAATAGTTTTAAGTTCAGGTATTAAAAGGAATGTATCATCTTGCAACTTTACATCTCCATCAGAATCAATATTGAATAGTCTAAACACTATTTTTGATTTTGAATTGCAGATTTTGGAACATGGTTATAATAATTACTTGAACCAGTTCCTTTTTGTGCTGTACTCGGATGAATACTTGATCCATCTTTTTTTGCTCCTGTTAACATTGGTGCTTTTACTGTTTCCTTTTTCATAATTGTAGTTTTAAAAATTAAAAATTTTGTTTTCAAGATTAGTTAAATCTTCATCAGACTTACTTGTAAAATACAAATCTAAATAAAATATCAACTTACCTCTTTCTTTACCAATACATATTTCATGGTCATATACATTTATGTCATGATCTAAATCCAACCTCTCCCTCTCATAAGTCAATAAGTCAAATGCTATTAGTATATCACTACACTCATATAATTGAGCAAAACAATTTTCACCTATTGCCTCCATAGCTAAAATCTTTACTCAAAGATAATAACTTTTAATAAAATTATTTGCATAGTAAATATCTTTATATATATTTTTACATATACCTTAACCTATATATATAACCTATATATTATAACTAACTTAATAATTATATTATTCTATTAAGTTAACCTATTAAGTTAACCTATATACAAAACACTATGAACAAATTTCCTATCTACTATTGTGAAGTATCCGTTACTTACACCCCACTACCTAAACCAACTAAATCAAACCCCAGGGGTATAATCAAAACACCCCCTACCAATAAAAAAATAAATACAATTATTACACTTCAACATAATGAAGAAGAACCAATCGATTATAAAGACTTCTTACGTGATATCTCTCTTAAGTTATCCATACCTACCAACAAGTATAATATCGTTGTTAAAAACATAAACAAAATCCTTCATCTCGGTAATACCAACTATTAATGTTTAAACCAAATTATAATATCTGCATAGCCTGTAACAAACAATCCCTTATAGTAGTTAAAAAAGGTCTATGCAAACTATGTAACTCCAAATCTAAACCAACTAAAAAATATGTCTACAAACGAAAAAGTACAGGAGAACGAAACCTATTCCTCATCATCTGGAACGAAAGACCTCACATTTGCACCCATTGTAACATCAACCTCGGTGATGAACCTAAAACATTCTTCTTCTCTCACATTAAACCCAAATCTACTCACCCAGAACTTAGACTATCCAAAGACAATATCCAACTCCTTTGTCTCCCCTGCCACTATAAGTACGACTTTAACTAAACTGTTTGTTAAATACTAAATATAATTTTATGAGATGTTTGAGAATGAGGAGACATATAACTAATTACCCCCACTACCTTTCACTTTTCGGAAATACACTCCGGTCATACCATTTAACTTTTAGTAGTAAAATATGTAACTACTTTTTATAAGTAATGGTTATACCTTTTTACTATTAGATATAAAGCTTCTTTATGTTGACACTATCCGAGATAGGTGATGACACACATTAGCATTATATCGCTATCTCTTCTCGGGAGATAAAGGTCGTGCCTCAATGATTGGTCTATGTAAAAACCTGCAATAGGAAGTCATTACAAGCGATTTAAGAGTAGTTCTATGGGTAGTTAGTCCTATCACACATAAAACGACAAAGCAATCGCTAATTCAATTATTTTATTTTATAACTAAAAAAACCATTACAGAATGAACACCCTTGTAATGGGTAACATAGGGTAATTTTTATGAATACTTTAAAATTATACGTAGGAATTGGTGGTTATACATTATTTCAAAACGGTTGTTCTATTGCGGAATGCAGTAGAACTTATAATGACGGTATTGAACGTCAAGTAAGTTCAATCCTTGAAAGAGGGTTAAATAGATGCTTTGAATTTGGCTTTGTGCCAGAGGTTATAATGGATAACGATTTCTTTGTGGAAGGTGAATATTCTACATCGGGTAGTCCAAATGCTTGGACTTCATATATCCCTGTTGATTCATTAATTTTAGATGAAGTCCTTAATGAATTTAGGGAAATTCAAAAAGGAATTGATATTTATAATTCAGAGATAAACCCAGATAGTAATGGGTACTTTCGAAATTATAATTTTAGGGTTAGTATATACTAATTCTAATAAACCTATGCCGTGTTCGGTGGATGAGAAAGGTTGTAATCCAAAAACTAAAAGGATAAAGCTAATGCCTAATAATTATTAGCAAAACAATTTAATAAAATAAACTATGTGGACAGCAATCTTTATTTGCACTTCATGTATCATAGGTGCAAAGTTGCTTATTATCTCTTATATGGGAGATAGAAAAAAAGCAAATAAAAAAAGAATGTACTCTGTAGAAGAAATGGAAAGATATGCAGATATGCGTATCGCAGAGTACATCAGAAATAACAAATAACAATAATAAGCTTATGCCGAGTTCGGTGACTGTGAAGAGCTGCAAGTCAAAAACTAAAAAGGATTAAAGTGAGTGCCTACGAATTATTCACTATCACAATAAATGTCTATTAAGCAATCTTATTAGACCAAGTTAGCTAAATGAATACCCTTGCTGACTTATACAGGGTAAAAACTATGAACGCATTAAACTTCTTCAATTCAGTAGCAACTTCAGTAGAAGCTAAACCAGAAAACAAACAAT